GGTGACGATGAACATGTGCCACAACGAGCCGCACACGCTCGACGCCACCTTCGACGCGATTGCAGCGGAGCATGGCATCGTCAACCGCTGGTCACTGATCGAGGATGGCGACCCGGCGCTCCTGTTCGCCCGCGTCACCGACTGCGATGTGATCGTCCTCTACAGAGGAACGGCGGCTCACGCGCTGGTGTGTGTGCTGTTGGCCTGCCAAGCGGGCTTCACCTATTCCGCGATCCACCGGCCTGACGCGGTCATCGTGATGCACTTGGAGACCGAGCATATCGCCCGACATGAGTGGCTTCATGCGATGGGGTGTGGACACGACCTCACCAACTGCGCGGCGCAGATTGCCTACCGGAAGGCCCAACTACACAAGGAGGTAAGATGAACGTAGTACTATGTAGCGGCGTTATGCGCTCAGGTTCCACTTGGTGCTATAATATACTAAGAGGGCTTATTGGGACTACAGCGGATATACTTTCTATTCCGTTCTACGTTTCTTACCTTGAGGGGGATGGGCTTGATGAGTTCCTTTTAACGGACGAAGCCCTTACCCCCGGAGCGGCGGTCTTTAAGACGCACATCCTTGGGCTTCAGGCAAAGCAACTGATAGCTAAGGGCATCGTAAAGAACGTCTGTACGATCAGAGAACCTAGGGACTGCGTGGCGTCAAGGAGATTGTTTAAGTCTGGGGAAACCCTGCCAGACTCCATTGCGATGGTACGGGGTTCGTTTGCCACGATAATGGGACTTTCACCCGAAACCACGCTGTTCCTAGACTATAAAGATATCGTGACCAAACCCAAGGAATGTGTCCTCTCGATGATGGATTACCTAGGGCTGGATTACGGTGACCAGAACGATGAGTTAGCCTCAAACCTAGTGGCAGAATTCTCTATGGTTAAGATGGCTGAGATGGCTCCTCAGGACGGAATAGACCCATTGACCGAGATTCACGCCAACCACATTCATGGTGGGCAGATCGACAGATGGAAGACTGAGTTGAGTGATTCGGAAATTCTGGTGGTCGATAAATTATTAAGGGAGGAAATAGACTGGTATGGAAATTCCGAAATGGGGGGTTCCGATATCTCCGGTTGTTGCTAGGACTACTCCTAATGCAATGGCGGCGCACCAGTTCTGGGAGTGGATAAGGGAGCAGCCTTTTGACAAGGCAATGGCCGGTTATCAGGCAATGCACAAGAATAAGGATGTCGATGACGACTTCCTTAGGACACTGGCTCAGTTAGACAGATACTACCTAGCGGTGTTTATCTGTGAACGCCACGACATGATTAACCCTTGGTTATATGAAAGATGTCGTGAGGTACAGTATGAGACGGATGAGCGTCTTGATTTGTGGGCACGATTCCACTACAAGTCAACAATCGTTACGCAGTTTGGGTCTATCCAAGAGATTATCAAGAACCCTAACATTACGATTGGAATCTTCTCTTACTCGACCAAGCAAGCCAAGCCCTTTCTTCGGGCCATCATGCAGAATCTTGAAACGAACAAGACACTGATTAAACTGTTTCCAGATATCCTGTACGAGAAGCCAAAGACTCAGTCTCATAAGTGGTCTGAGAACGAAGGAGTTAGGGTAAAGAGAACTCGTAACTCCCCTGAGGAAACGATTCAGGCCTTTGGGTTGACTGACGGTCAGCCGACTGGATATCACTTCCAGCTACAGATTTATGATGACGTTGTGGTGAGAAGCTCAGTCACAACTCCTGAGCAGATCAAGAACACCACAGAGCAGTGGGAGCTTTCGCTTAACCTTGGTGATACACACAACCCAAGGCGTCAGTATGTAGGCACAAGATACTCCTACGGGGACACCTACGGCACAATTATGCAACGTGCTGCTGTTATCCCAAGGATATTCCCTGCTACTCATAATGGCAAGATGGATGGCAATCCAGTATTCTTGTCGAATGAGAGATGGGAAGAGATAGTTAAGACAACATCTCAGTATACGATAGCCTGTCAGCAGTTGCTTAATCCATTAGAGGGTACAGACGTATCGTTTAAGGAAGAGTGGTGGAGAGAGTACGAGATCAGGCCGTACACGATGAACGTGTATATCACGGTTGACCCGGCCAACTCGAAGAAGAAAGGTTCTAATAGAACCGCTATCTCTGTGATTGGTGTGGATCATGCGTTCAATAAGTATTTGCTTGACGGTATGTGCCACAAGATGTCTCTCTCTGAGAGGTGGGATAACCTGAAGAAGATTCGTGAGAGATGGCTGAGGATGCCGGGAGTTAGAGAAGTTAAGGTTGGGTATGAACGATATGGTGCCCAGTCTGACATTGAACACTTTAGGGAGATGATGAAGATTGAAGGTAGATCATTTCCTATATATGAGGTAGCGTGGGTTGGTGGTGATAACCAAGGACAGTCCAAGACCGACAGAGTTCAGCGCCTAGAGCCTGATATGAGAAACGGGTCGTTCTTCTTCCCTCACCCCACAGACCCAAAGAACCTAACAAGCCTTCAGAGATCAATGGTTGCCTCAGGGCAGTCGTTCATGCTCTCAAGAAAGATTGTAAATATAGACGAGGAAGGCAAGACATATGATATGTGTAAGTGGTTAAAGGAAAACGAGTATGATCTGTTTCCTTCTATTCACCCTGATTTCCTCGACGCAATGTCCCGTATCTACGACATGGATATGCGACCTCCAAGATTCACTTCAGGACAAACAGAACCAGCAGCAGAGCCAGCGTATTAATGAGCAGAAACATTAAACATATAGTCAACCGCAATACTACTCCAAGGGAGCGTAATCGTTGGGACGCCTATAGGTTTATGGGCAGAGTCTTTGAACAACGCAAACACGGCAACGCGGCTTATGATACAGACGTAGATTATGTACTAGATTCATACTACGAAAACGACGACTACGCGGAGTTGTAATGACCACTATTGTTACAAGGGCAGGTAAAGGGTCCGCTCTCACATATAATGAGATGGATGCCAACTTTACCAACCTTAATACGGACAAGCCAGAAATAAATGATAGCGGATCAAGCTCGACGGTTGTTTGGTCTGCACAGAAGATTGCTAATGAACTCTCTGGTAAATTAGGATCGTCCACTGCGATTTTTTCAAACGAAGGTAGTTGGGCGCTATCCACATCCTATCAGCTACATGATATTGTTTCGAGTAATGGCGGGACTTATTACTGTAAGTCTGCCCACACATCAGGAGCTTCCACTGAACCGGGGGTCGGTGGGTCATGGACAAGTGTCTGGGTTCTTCTAGCCGAGAAGGGTGATACTGGGGCAACCGGAGATAAGGGCGATACGGGAGCCACGGGAGCCACAGGAGCGCAAGGGCCGAAGGGTGCCACGGGTGATACTGGGGCAACGGGACAGAGAGGCTCTGTGTTCTATGCTGGTGCTGGAGCGCCGTCATCAGGCCTAGGTGTTGATGATGATATGTACTTCGACCAGACCAATAGTGAAATTTATGGCCCCAAGTCTGGTGGAAGCTGGGGTTCTGGAACTTCTATTAAGGGGGACACGGGATTAACTGGTGCTACCTGAGCTACGGGTGCTACAGGAGCAACTGGAGCGGCGGGTGCCGATGGCTCTGTCTGGTACACTGGCTCTGGAGCGCCCAGCGATGTCACAGGGGCCGATGGCGATTTCTACCTCAACGCAGATAACGGTGACTACTACCAGAAAGCCGCTGGAACATGGGGCACTGCTGCCGGAAATCTCAAAGGGGCTGATGGCGTTGGTGCCGGTGACGTAGTCGGCCCCGCCTCTGCGACCGACAGTGCCATCGTCCTTTTCGACGGCATCACTGGCAAGCTGGTCAAGGATTCTGCGACGTCATTGACTACGCTTCAGCCGAAACCTGCCGAAGGTGCGTTTGCCGATGGCGACAAGACCAAGCTAAACGGCATATCGGCGGGGGCGCAGGTAAACACGGTTGATTCGGTAAACACGCAAACGGGTGCAGTCGTACTAGATGCTGATGACATATCAGACGCAGCAACGACGAATAAATTCACCACTGCTGGCGACATCTCCAAACTAGCAGGCATCGAAGCTGGTGCCGATGTAACAGATACGACCAACGTGACTGCCGCTGGCGCGTTGATGGATTCTGAAGTCGCTGACCTTGCTGGCATCAAAGCCCTCGACACTACGGACATTCTGTTTGCTGACGTAGGAGACACCCTAACCGCTGGGTTCCTGAGCGACAGCTATGCGCGAGGCACGATTTC